ACCAGCAGGTTATCAGTATTCATGGTCTCAACATGGTTTGATAGGTCCTGATACTGATGATACTAAACGAACCTTATATTCACTGAAAGAATGGAAGAATTATTTCTTACAAAGTTATAAACTTCCTTTCCCTAAAGGATATATAATTAATGGGCAAAAATTAAAATAGAATTGTTTTGTAGATATTCTTAATGGTCAAATATATTATCCTGGTGTATTTGAAATTTATGATAAAAGGTAGGTAGTTAATAGAATCATAAGACCTCCAATTATAACCAGACGAACAGAACGTATTGATTATGATACGATGTCCGCTTCTCTTGATGATAGCTTATTATTTAATAAGACAGATGTGAATAAGTTTATAACAACACCATCCGCATTAATAAGAAGCTATAAGCAACCTTCTATAGTATCTACTGAGTCTGACCAATATGTATCTAATTTAGTTATACCAGTATTCTATGAAACTAATGACATTGAAAATGGAATTGAAGGACTCTGGTATTCTGATACAAGAGGATGGATTGAAGCATATAAAGTTAATTTAGTTCCTTCTGGAACATATTCAGGAGTCTTACAAAAATAGAATTTTGATATTGCATTAAAGGGAGAAGGCCATAATCAGGTTGTTAATATTGGGCATTATATTAATCCAATTATTCTTGATACAAGCAGATATTTGGAGAGTGAACAAGTTATTCACGTTTATGCTTCTTATGAAGGCAGATATTGGACTGGTCAAGGATGGATTAGAAAAGAGGATACTTCATCGAATATAAGTAATTATGAGAGTACCAGATATTATGTTGTCATTCCAGCAACATTAAAAGTTTATTCTCATCCTGTGGCAAATGATGCCTATAGAACTGTTACTATTCAGAATGGTGAAAGAGTTACTGTTAATAAATATTTAACAAGAGATGAAGCATGGAAATATGCGGAAGGCCTTGGTTGGATAGAGTCAACAGACACACTTTCACAAGTAATCTAAGGAGGCCCTAAATGAGCAATACGGATTTATTAGATAAAACATATTTTCCTATTGCTTTTGATAATAATGGGGATTTCATAATAACAAACAGCGGGACGGCGGCAGCTCCTTGCCGCCTGACCGTTGTTCCTCAAGATGATATAATGAGACTTGAGATTACGGGATTAAGTGATTAGCCTATTATCGTTCAAAAAGTAAAAAGAAATATGATTTTAGTTATAGATGGGATTGACCGCACTGTGACTAAAGATGGAAGTCCTGCTTTTGAGGATTATGACGCTTGGGAGTTTCCGCGGTTATTACCTGGAGAAAACAAAATTTCTATAACAAATGCGGCGACCACTAGAATAAGTATTGAGTACCAACCTAGGTATATCTAAGGGGGTGCCGCATGATTAAAATATATGATACTGATAAAAAATTTTTAAAATTAATTGATAAATGTAAAGATATGCGTACTGTAGCTTCGTTAGATACGGGGCTACAAACGTTATCATTTAAACTTCCTATGATAGAAGAGAACTTAGCTATTGTTCAATAGGAAGGTTATGTAACTACATCAGATTATAATTATGTGATAAAAGAAGTTAATAAAGATAGTAATAAATCAATTTCTATTTATTGCAATCCAGACATAGAAGAATTGAAATATACTTTAATTCCTGTTTATGATGTAATTGGGACTAATATTCAAGGTGCTTTTGAGGCGGCAATCAATGCCACAACAGAATGGAAACTTGATTATCAATCAACTTATCAAAATCAAGTTGAATATCATATGTTACATCAAACCCCATATGAAGTCATTAAGATGTTAAAAGAAGACTGGGGAGTTGAAGTCTTTTTCGATACAAAAGAAAAGATGGTAAGGGTTTACAACCATATGGGAAAAAATAAGGGAATGTATTTTTCCAATGAACTGCGGTTAAAGTTGTTAAAACAACAAAGTCAGACTTACGATTTTACAACGGTCTTATTTCCTGTTGGGAAAAATAATCTTTCTATTGCCTCAGTTAACAACGGAAGCAGCATAATTGAAAATTTTCAATATTGTGACAAGTATTTACCAAAATATTATATACAGAAAGATATTACTGAAGCGCAACAACTGAAGATGATGGCTGAAGCGTATTTAGCTTATTATTCTATGCCAATCACTGGTTATGCGCTGAGCTTAAGCGGACTGCCGCAAGATATTCAATTAGGAGATGACATCATATTAGTAGATAAGATTAAACGCACGAAACAAAAGCAGAGAATCAAAAAGATTTATCGTTATCCTTTTGAACCAGAAAAAGATAAGGTTGAATTATCTAATGCTATTGTTAATTTTGCGGATACGCTTACTAAGTTCCAAACTGATACAGATAGACAGATTGAGTACATTAAAAACAATCTTGCAACTTTAGAATAAGGAGATAAAAGATGACAGATACAAGTTATGCTATTTTAAACTACTTAAAAGAATATAATGGGTCTACCGCAAAGGTAGTTTCTGGAGCTCTTGAGATTGAGAAACGTAGAGTAGACTCCTGTTTTTCAGCTGCTATTGCTGGCGCGGATCTCGGGTATAGAGATCGCTCAGTAACACCTTCCCGCCTATTTCTTAATGAGAAAGGTCTTGCTTACACCCAGTAAAATAGTTGAGCAAAAATTTGACTAAAGAAAAAATTTTTGGTATAATATAAGTGTAAAAGGAAAAAAGACATAAAAAGATACCTGTCCTTTCTTTAACATATTTTTTTTCCTTATAACATATATACGTACACTGAATTTCGGCATCCTCCGAATATTCGAAATCGAGGAAGTGGGGACCAGCTCCCACTTCCTTTTTTGATAAAAATTTTGGTCAGATTTTTGTAATTTGTAAGGAGGATTTTTAATATAATGTGTATCAATAGAGAAACTCAAGATTTTGTTTTTAGATTAAAAACTAATAAAGTAACATCAGGGCTGAAATATAAAGATGTTGCAGAAGAGATCGGTATTAGTTCAGATTTTCTCTATCACGTTTTAGCGGGCAACCGCAATCTTCCTGAGAAATATTGGGAGCCGCTGAAGCAGTTTTTAGATAGATTTGAAGATGAACATAATATTACAATTAAGGTAGTAGTTGAAAAATTAGGAGGATGTTAAAATGGCAGAGAGACAGACTGGTGCATACCAGACAACAGTAAGGACACAAGAGAAAGGAAGTAAAGATAATTTACTTTCAATTAGAAGCCAAGAGGGAGAAAGAATTGCAATGAAAGTTTTAACCCCAACCGCATTAAAGATTTATTTATATGCAACTTCTAATGCTAATGGTTATCATTTTCTTTTGTGTAGTAAAGACATAACAGAAAAGCTGGGAATTAGTCGTAGGACTTATACAAGTGCGTTAGCGGATTTAATTGATAATGGATTTTTAATTAAGCGGACGGATGGTAGTGAAATTTGGGACTTCTATGATAATCCGCCTATTAGCGATTCAATTAAAGTAAATGTAGTAAAAACAATTCAGTGAGAAAAAAATTGCTCACTTAGTGAGTAAAAAATTGCTCACAAGTGAGATAAAAATTGCTCACATAATATAATAATAACGCAATTAGATACTTAGCCCTTCGGGCACGTATCTAAATGCTAATAAATATAATCTGCGCGCGATTTCGTGGCTTCGCCCCGAAACGCTTGCTATCAAGAGAGAAAAGGACTAGAGATGGATACGAATTACTTTGAAGATGAACTTTGGAAATGTGAAACAATAGAAAACGAAGCTAAAGTAGTCTTACATAATATGCATGTATCAATAAACCAGACACGCGGCAGCCGCATCAACTTTGAATCGGCTTCCCGCCCTTCTTGCTCTTCTCTTGATTCTATTGAGTCAAAATTAAATAATACAGAAGACACTTTTTTTATAGAATAATGAAAGGAGGTTTTACCATGATCGAACTTAAGGAAAAACCTGAATTACAACCTCAACAGCTTGCTTTTGTTGAGATTCTTTTGGGTTCTCTACCATATGATCCTGTTGGAGCATATATAAAAGTTTACGGGGATAAAGGCGATGCTCGTAAGAATAGCAAAAACGCTTCCCAAGTATTAAGGAATCCAAAGGTACAAGAGTATAAAAAAATTAGATAGCAAGAAATACTGGCGGATATGGGATATTCCGCAGAAAATGTCGCTCGTAAACTAATTGAAATGGGTTTCGCTGAGAAGGGCGACACGGTCTACACTCCGCAGGTGCAGTTAAAAGCATTAGATTTATTACAAAAGCAGTTAGGTGTTCAACAGTCTAAGTCTACTATTGATGCTAACGTCCGCGAGCAAGTTGTAATAGTTAATGATTTGCCGGAGGATGAAGATGGAAATAAGACTTAGTGAGAAGATTGGAAAAGGCTATAATGCGTTCTGGAACTTTCGTGGTCGTTACCTCTTGGTGAAAGGGTCTCGTGGTAGTAAGAAATCAACGACCGCCGCAATGAAGATTATATTTTTAATGATGCAGTACCCCTTATCAAATTGTCTTGTGGTGCGGCAGGTATTTAATACGCAACGTGACTCGACTTGGAAACAGCTTAAATGGGCTACATAGAACTTAGGAGTGGGACATTTGTGGAAATTTACGGTGTCTCCGCTTTAGGCTACCTATTAGCCTACTGGTCAAAAGATTTATTTTAGGGGTTGTGATAATCCTTTATCTATCACTTCTATTACTGCTCCTATTGGTTTTCTCAATCTCTGTTGGATTGAAGAAGCATATCAAATAACTTCCGAAGAAGACTTTAACAAAATTGATTTATCACTGAGAGGCTAGCTGCCTCCTGGATATTTCAAACAAATAATATTCACATTCAACCCTTGGAGTGATAAAATTTGGATTAAAAAACGCTTTTTTGATACTCCAAATACTCCAGATAAATTAGCACTTACAACTACATATAGATGTAATGAATGGTTAGGCGAGGATGATATTAAAGTCTTTTAGGAGATGAAATAGAAGTATCCGCGCCGTTTTCGCATTGAAGGAGAAGGTGAGTGGGGCGTATCTGAGGGACTAGTTTTTGATAACTGGAGAATAGAACAATACGATGTAAAAGAACTCGGTAATCTTCCGCTTTGGATTGGATTGGACTTTGGTTGGCAAGACCCAACCGCCATTGCAATTATGCGGGTAGATGAAGAAAATAAAAAATTATATTTTTGTGATGAGTTTTATAAATCACAACAGACTCTTGAGGACGTGGCTGCCTGGATTAAGTATCGAGGATACCAAAAGTGCTTAATATATGCGGATAGTGCAGAACCGCGTTCAATAGCAGAATTAGGTAAATTGGAAATTATGAGAGTGAAGCCCGCCAAAAAGGGTAAGGGTTCTATCATGTAGGGTATCCGCAAATTACAAGAGTATGAAATCTTGATTCATCCCTCTTGTGAAAACGCAATTATAGAATTTTCCAATTATGCTTTTGATAAAGATAAGTTTGATAACTGGACCGACAAACCAATTGACGCGTTTTGTCACTTGATTGATGCAGCGCGTTATGGAACTCAGTGTGGTACTTACCGCAAACAATTACAAACGATGTCCAAACAAGCGTTGGGCTTTTAAGGAGAAATATATGGTCTAGTTTTTTCAACAGTATACTATTGAAGTAACTATCATTTTTCTATTTATGTTTGGGACTGCTTTAAAATAGGGTTATGAACTTGTTCAGTATTTTAGGAATAAGACAGTTGATCATGTTGATAAGATACGAGAGCAGGAGGAAACCTTGGAGCAGGTTATTAATAATATGTAGCAACAACAAAAGCAGCTACAGTCAATTACCGACAAGATAGATGAGTTACTTGTCAGTGACAAGGACTCAATAAAAAGTTGGATAGTAATGCTTTACAAACAGTATAAGAAAGATCCATCTGGATTAGATTCAATGTAGATGGATTTATTAGAACGCCGCTTTTCCCACTATAAGAAGGAAGGCGGCAATAGTTATATAGATAATTTAATGTAGGAATTACGTGAAATTTACAATAATAAGGAGGACAACAATGCCTCAGTATAAAATCAGTAAATAGACGCCTCTTACAACTGAAATCATACGGAAGTTGATTAACAAACATAGATTGAATGAGGTGCCTAGGTTTAATACATTGGATAATTATTATCATGCGAAGAACCCGATTCTGCAAAGAACCAAGTCAGATGAAACTCTTCCATGTAATAAGATTGCTCATCCTTATGCTAGTTATATTACAGATACTTTAACTGGTTATTTTATGGGTGAGGGCGTGTCTTATTCTTCTTAGGACGAGGCTGCCGTAGATGAATTAAAAATGATTCTTGAATATACAGATGAACAAGATGAAAATATCGAAGTTGCAAAAGATATGAGTATTTTTGGTCTTTCTGTTGAATTAATGTATTTAGATGAAGATGCGCAGATTCGATTAAAGAGAATAGATCCGCGTGAAATTGTTTTAGTTTATGATGATACTTTAAATAATGAT